TTTACAATATTTACAATATCACCTAGATTATAATCATCTTTATATGTATAATTAGCTCCTATAATAACATCTCCTGTAAAAGATGTAATTGATTTATATTCAGACATTTTTTCATATCCAACACTTTTTAGGTTTTCAATATAAATATTATTACATAATACTACTTCAGTAATTTCTCCATCATCATTTTTTGTTAAAATAGCTATATTAGTTCCGTTTACTTGATAATATATTGTGCCATTTATATTCTTTTCATTACCATTAGGATAACTACTTAATAATTCATCATAATCAATTGAACTTGAAACATCTCTTGCATCCACATATAATTCATGTCTGTTAATTCCTGTCCCACTACCAATTGTAACAGTTTTTCTTTCTATTCCTTCGCCTTCTCCTGCAACAATAGCAATATTTTTTATATTGCTATCATCTTTGGTATAATCCGTTGTAGATATGTTATCATAGTTTTGTGAAAATTGAACATAATCACTTCTATCTTTCCCTTTATATAAAGAAAATACAAATTTTCTATCTTTTATAACAATTTTATATCCCCACTCGTAATTCTGACATAATTCTTGAATTTTTGTACCTACATAATCATAAGTAACTTGTTCTCTTATTGTTTCTTTAAATCCTACTTTATCTGCTAATACAAAGTTTTCTATTTTTCTTTCTTTGTTGGTAGGATTTATTATAGAATCCGTAATTAAAGTTCTTATATAATCTTCAACTAATCCATTAAAATTCGTTTGTTTGGCTACTATTCTTGAATTTAGTATATTTTTTATATCTGTACCAGTTATAATTAATTGATCTCCATTTTCTTCATCAGTTTTTATTTCAATTTTTGTTATTTCGCAAACCATATCGTCTTTTTTCCTAGCAATATATTTGCATTCTTTTATTTTTTTGATATTTTCAATAGTTGCAGAAATAACAAGTTCACAATCTCCCAATTCATTATATCTAGGAACCCATAAAATACTTGAATACATATCTATTATGTATTTTTTAATTAAATCTTTATCTAACAAATATAATTCATCCATATAATTCTATACCCCTAAATATACACGATAATATTTAAAACTAATATCCACTAGCATATCCTTCTCTCCATCATCAGCTAAAAAACTAAATCTATTATCTCCAATTCCTAATTGAAAAAATGTTGATTCACTTCTAACTTGTGGAATTAAATTATATTCAACCGCTTCTCTAGTTAAAATTACCGATTTTTTTCCTCTATTACAATTAATTATTAATTTATCATTTTTCATAAACTCATAATCAATTATAAAATTTTCTCCTGTTTCAATATTACGAATTTCTAGCTTATTTACAGTTCCCATAAATCCAATATTAATAATTAAACCTGTTTCACTTTCACTATCGTTTATAACATTTGTTACCTTTTCAAGATCTACAGAAGAAATTGCAATAGGTTGATTACTATTTATAGAAAATGGGAAAGAGAATTTTTTTATTGTTTTTGAAATACTTTGAACTATGGTATTAATATCTTTAAAATATGGATCAGGACATAAAATAGAAATCTGTGCAACTTGTTTTTGAACGAATATTGGAACTTCAAAAGTTTGCACATATCCTTCTATAAAAACATTTCTGTTATCATCTTCATAATAAATTTTACACCATTGTTTATTTCTAAAATATTTATAAAGTTTTAATCTATTTTGAGAAACATCTCCATTTATATATACTGTAATAACAATTTCCCTATTGGGAATTTTTGAACTATTAAAGGCAGAACCATCTCCATTTGCATAGGTTGAAGTATTTATATTAGCATTTGGAGGGGTTATTCCTTCTATATTTGCTATTTGATAATCTTCTTCGTTATCTGTTAATTCAAGGACTGCTCCTTTAATATTTTCAACTTTTAAAGTAAACATTTTTGATTTCCCTCCTATGCATTTACTAGATTTAATAAATTCCTTGTCTGCCTATATAATTCTAGTCTAGATGGTTGTTTTGGAGCATTTATTACTTGAGTAAAATTATTAACATTAGATGTTGAATTAGATATATTGTTAATATTAGAAGCATTGTTTTTCATTTCTTCTTTCATATCATTTGCAACAGCTTTTATCCAGCCTTTATTTCTTTCAAGAGGAACAACCGCTTCTGCTCCATTTCCTTCAAGTAAACCAACTTGTCCTTTTTCTAATACCCCACCTCTATATAATTTTGGTATATTTAATGTATTGATTCTTGATATATTTACACCTGGAATTGCATTGATTATTCCTATCGCACCGTTAATCATATTAATAAATCCATTTACTGTGTTTTCTATCATTCCTAATAATCCATTAATACCTGATTTAACAGCTCCACTAATTGCATTTCCTATATTAGTTCCAATGTTTGAAAATTTATCACTTATTGTATTCCATAATCCTCCGAAAAAATTACCAATATTGCTAAAAATACCAGTAATATTATTCCAAGCTTCTCTAAATCTATCTCCAAACCATCCTCCTACATTAGAAAATACATTTTGTATTCCTTGCCAAGCACCTTGAAAAAATGATCCTAATTGTTCAGGTAATTGTGCTAATCCTTGGAATATAGAACTAATTATCTGTGGCAACGCCTTTAATAATTCCAAGCATATAGTTGGTATTGCTTGAACTAATGCCATAAATAATTGAATTGCACCTTGTAGTAATACTGGTATATTTTGTATTAAAACATTAATTATAGTAGTAACAATAGTTGGTATTTGAGGAATAAGTGCTTGTATAATCAATGGTATTGCTTGAATAATAGCCATTAACAATTGCACTGCTCCTTGTAATACAATTGGTAAATTTTCAACTAAGCCAGTAATAATAGTATTTATTATTGTTGGAATTGCATCTACTAACGCAGGAATTATAAGTGGTATAGCTTCAACTATTGAATTTAATAATTGTACTGCTCCTTCTATCAATCTTGGAATTGCATCTGTTAATCCATATAAAATAGTATTTATTATTTCATCAAGATTTTCTGTTAATGCAGATATTATCTCAGGGATTGCTTCAATAATTCCCATAAAGAAACTAAAGGCTGCATCGATAAGATCTGGCAAACTGTCAACCAATACTCCAATAATCTGATTTACAACTTGTACTAATGCAATAACTAGGTTTGGAATTGCATCTGTTAATCCATTTACAAGACTTATAATAATTTGAACTCCTGCTTGAAGTAATTGTGGAATTGCCATCTGCAAAACATCTATTATTTGAGGTATAATACCAATTATTGCATCAACAACCGTTGGTAAAGCTTCAATTATTCCCTGTAGTAATTTATTCATTCCATCCATTACATCAGGTAATAGTTCTGTTATTAAATCAACAATTTGTGGGAATAACTCGATGAGTAATGATATAATACTATCAATTACAATTTTTACTTTTGGAACTATATTTTGAATAACAGTTCCTATACTATCTATTAAATTTTCCATTAAAGTATCAAAATTTGCATTTTCATCTGCCATGCCAGTTAATAAATTACTCCATGCAGACTTCATTGCTCCAATAGATCCTTGAATTGTTGTACTTGCTTCTTTTGCAGTAGTTCCTGTTATGCCCATATTATCTTGAACCAAATGTATAGCTTCAACAACATCAGCATAACTTTCAATTGTCAAATTTCCAGCTTGTCCTTGTGCTTTTGCTAATTTGTTAGCATCTCCAATAAGTCTTTCCATTTCACTTTTAGTTCCACCATATCCAAGCTTCAAATTATCAAGCATTGTATAGTTTTGTTTTGCAAAACCTTGATATGCATTTTGTATAGATTCCATTGATGTACCCATTTTATTTGCATTGTCAGACATATCTGTAATTGCTTTATCAGCTACTTCTGCTGATTTTGCAGTATCACCATTTAAACTTTGTAATAATGATGCAGAAAATGAAGTTACAGTGTCCATATATTCATTTGCAGAAAGCCCAGCAGTTTTATATGCATTATTAGCATAATTTTCTACAATGCCTGAGCTGTCCTTAAATAATGTTTCAACACCACCAACTAATTGCTCATAATCAGAATAACTAGCTATTGCCTGTTTACCAGCATTAAGTAAAGCACCACCTAATTTCAAAATCCCATTTATGCACCCTTCAACCGCATCTGCTGCTAAATTTGCTAATGCTCCTTTAAGAACTGTAAAACCACCATTTGAAGCATCATCTGCTGATTTCCCAGCACTATCGATACTTTTATCTAATTTATCAGCAGCACTATCAAGTTCCTGCATTTTGGTTTTATTATCATTTAAATCACCTGATAATGTTTTAATTTCTTTTGCTAAATTTTTGGCTTCTGATGAATTTTTACCATATTGTAGTACCGCATTCTTATATGCCTCTTTTGTATCATCTACCGCTTTTTGTTGATCGTCTATTGTGTCAGATAATTTACTTGTACTACTATTAGCTCTTTCTTCAGCTTTTTGTAAATTTTGTAATTGTGTACTATAATTACTGTATTCTTTTTCAATTTTATTTACCGCAGCCTCTTGATTGTTAATAGTAACTGTTAAATTCGATATTTGTTGTTTTATGCTTGAATGAGCTTGTTCTGCGGAACTCAATTGACTTTGTAAATTTCTAACTTCATCAGAATTTTCTCCATAGGCTCTTTTTGCATCTTCTAGTTTTTTCTTCAAATTTTCAATTTCACTAGCAGACTGCTTTTCATATTTTTGTGCAGTTTGTAACTGCGTTTGATATGATTGCAATTTACTAACTTGTGCTTCCATCGTAGATTTTAATTGTTTCAACTTTGCACTTAAACCATCTGTAGACTTTGTCCAATCATCCATACCAGAACTTGCTTTTTTAAATTCGGAATTTGCGAGTTTAATATAATTATTAGCTTCAGATATATTCTTTTTTAAATCCGATATATCCAATTTATATCGAGTTGTAATATCTTCTCCTTTTGCCACTTACTTTCCTCCTTTCATCAAGCAAACTAAAACCAGCTATCACTAGCTGGTCTTCTTATTTGTTTTTTCCTTTTATTTTTATTGTTTTGATTATTTGCTTCATCATAAATTCGTAATCTTCTAACTAATAGAAAAATCTCTCTCATTTTTTCTTTTCTTATTGAAAATGGATCAACCGTTGGAAAACGATTACATATTTCCATTTCAAGTTCAAAGAATATTTGATAGAGGGGAATAGCAGTATTCCCCTCTTCTAGTTTTTTCCATCATTTCCTTTTGTTATTTGATTTATAGAATAAGCTATAATTTCGGCTATAACATTCATTATTTCTTTTAATTTTGTATGTCTTAATTCTTCATCTGTTAATCCATCAAAAACTTCTTTTAGCAATGGTTTAACAATATTCATTGAACTTGCCAAAACTTTTGCAATTGCTTTTAGTAACTCTGCTTTGTTACTAGCTTGAATATTATCAATATCAATAACATCCAACAAATCTTCTACTGTTCCAAACATTAAATCGTAAGTTTCAGCAGTATATGTTTTTGTTATTTCTTTTTTGTCGTAGATATTTAATTTTAAATCCATATTTTTTTCCTCCTATTAGGCTTTTGCCTTTAAAGTATCTATTGTTGTAACAGTATCAAAGAATGTACTAACATCTGCTAGGTCTTTAGATAAATCAACATTAATAGCTTTTGCAGTTTTACCTGTTTTGGTGAATTTATGTGTTGTTGAAATTCCTGTATATGTTACTTCTTGACCGTTAGAGTCTGTTCCATCATTTTCTGTTGCATGTGTACTATCAGGAATACTAAATGTTCCTTTATGTCTCCAAACATATACTTCATCACCATTAGTTTTCTTTGTTTTATAACCAAGAGCAAAGTATTTGGTTTTTCTTTCTCCCTCAATTAATGTTCCTGTTGTTTCATCATAATCTTGTCCTGTTATAAATGCTAATTTATCTAATGGAAGTACAGATGTAGAACATTTTATTTCATCTGCACCAACAGAGTTGATTACAATTGCAGCCATATTATTATAATATTTTGATTCACTTGAATTACTTGTACTTTTTGAAATTTCTCCAACACCAGCTAATTCATATACCTCTCCTGTTTTGTAGCCTTCTCCT